TGTCCCTGCTGATTGTGTTCCTGATGCCCGTGTTGTCAGGTTGCTCGAAGGCAGCGTCGATCGCACCAATGCCGCTGCCTCCAGCCAACCTAGCAAGTGACTGTCCACCGCTCCCAAAACCACCTGTAATGCTGACCGATCCTGAACGCGCAATTTGGGAATTGGAAATAATTGCAAAATATGGTGATTGTGCGCTAAGGCACAAAATGACTGTTGACGCATGGGCGCAGGCAGTCAAACCTAAGTGAAGGGATGACTTATGGCAAACATCTTAATAACCGATGATGAGTTTATCCGAGCGTGGCAAGAAGCTGGTTGCAGCCCACGCCGAATGTCGGAAATGACAGGAATGCAAGAGCGTCAAGTTTACGCTCGACGCCACTCTCTTGCTGGTCGCGGAATTATTCTACAGACCAAACCAACGGGAACGTCTAAAGGCAATTGGTCAAAAGAAAACGTTGGCCGCGCCTATAAGAACCAGAACACTCTGCGCGTTGACACTGGCAACGTCTTAATCTTCTCCGATGCCCACTGGTGGCCGGATCACGAACGCACAACGGCTAACGAAGCCCTGCACGAACTTATCAAAGCCCTAAAGCCTGTTGCTATTGTCGCTAATGGCGATTTGTTTGATGGCGCACGGGTATCGCGTCACGCACCGCTTGGCTGGTCTGAATTGCCTTCTGTTCGCGGTGAGCTTGAGATTTGCCAAGAGCGTTTGGCTGACATTGAGATGATCTTGCCAAAGGGTTGCGCTCGGTTCTGGAATATCGGCAACCACGACGCCCGCTTCGATCGCGCTCTTGTTACGAACGCCCCTGAATATGAAGGGCTGGTTGAGCGTCTGGAAGACAAGTTTGACCGCTGGGATTTTGCTTGGTCGCTGACAGTCAACGACAACATCATGATTAAGCACCGCTACCACAACGGCATCCACGCTGCGTATAACAACGCTCTCAAGTCAGGTAAGACGATTGTAACGGGACACCTTCACCGCCTCGCTGTGACGCCCTGGGCGGACTATAATGGCCGTCGCTGGGGTGTTGATACTGGAACGCTTGCCAACCCGCATGGCCCGCAGTTTGATTATGCTGAAAACAATCCGTCACCGCATACGTCTGGCTTTGCAGTCTTGACGTTTAAGGATGGGATGTTGCTGCCGCCTGAACTGGTTGAGGTGATTGATGAAAAGGCATACTTCCGAGGCGAATGTATATACAACGGAGCAAGTGAAGATGGCAATCTCGGCAATTGAGTTTCTGGAACGCGCCGCAGACTTGATGCTCGAAAGGGCGCAGGAATACGACAGCCCAGAAGGTGAGAGGAGCATGGGCCGGACTGTTGCGGCCTTCAACGTTTTAACAGGAAACATCCTTTCCGAGCAGGAAGGTTGGATGTTTATGATGCTCTTGAAACTTGCTCGGCAAGCTCAAAATGATGAGTGGCATCAAGATAGTTCAGAGGATGCGATAGCCTATGCGGCCCTGATGGCAGAGGCATGGCAAAACCGCGAAGAAGATGCTATAGAGATCGTGTTTACGTTCAGCCCTGATGATGATGAGTAACTATGGCGCTAATTCCTCTCAAAATCCCACCTGGGGTTTATCGCAACGGGACTGAGCTTGATAGCGCAGGACGTTGGTATGACGTAAACCTTGTGCGCTGGGTTGAGGGGATGATGCGCCCCGTCGGTGGCTGGCAGGCTCGAACGTCTACAGCATTGACGGGTAAGGCCCGTGGCATGATTGCGTGGCGCACAAACAACAGCAGCCGGTTTATTTCTGTTGGAACGCATTCAAAGTTATACGCCATCACGCAGTCTTCGGTGATCGTGGACATTACGCCTGTTGGCTTTGTTCCCGGTAACGCCAATGCGTCTGTTGGTGGTGGCTATGGCGTTGGTCTTTACAGCGCCGGGTATTACGGCACACCCCGTCCAGACGTTGGATCAGTAACGCCTGCAACGACTTGGACGCTTGATACATGGGGCGAATATCTCGTCGGCTGCTCAAACTATGACGGCAAGATTTACGAGTGGCAGTTGGACGCAACAACGCCGACTAAGGCTGCTGTCGTAACGAACGCGCCGACATCCAACACAGGTGTTCTTGTCACGAACGAACGCTCGATGTTTGCGCTTGGTGCGTCTGGCAACCCGCGCAAGATTGCATGGTCAGACCTTGAGGATAACACTGTCTGGACGCCAGCATCTACGAACCTTGCTGGCAGCCTTGAATTGCAGACGGGTGGCAAGATCATCACAGCAAAGCGCGTTCGTGGTCAGGTTCTCGTTCTCACGGACATTGACGCACACATCGTTTCCTATGTCGGCCAGCCATTTGTATATACATCCGAGTTTGCTGGTCGTGCTTGTGGTCTTGCTGGGCCGAATGCGATTGCTGTTCAGGATAACTTTGCGGTCTGGATGGGTTCGCGTGGCTTCTATATGTATGACGGCTACGTCAAAGCCGTTCCATGCGAAGTGTCTGACTATGTGTTCTCCGACATCAACCAAGCGCAAATCAGCAAGGCGTATGCGGTAAATAACTCACAGTTTGATGAGGTGTGGTTCTTCTATCCATCTGCATCGAGCCAAGAGAACAACCGGTATGTCATTTGGAACTACGCGCAGAATAATTGGTCAATCGGTTCTTTGGGGCGCTCTGCTGGTATTGATCGTGGTGTCTTCGCTAACCCGCTTATGGTGAGCGACGACGGCTATATCTACGACCACGAAATTGGCACGAACCACGGCACAGAAAGCGTTTATGCGGAAACTGGCCCTGTCCAGATCGGCAATGGCGATAACATATTCTATATCAATGAGATGATCCCAGACGAGCGCAATCAGGGTGAAGTTACAGCTACGTTCTCGTCTCGTTACTATCCGAATGGCACTGAGCAGACGTTTGGTCCGTATAGTTTGACCAACCCAACATCGGTTCGCTTTAATGGGCGTCAAATCCAGATGAAGGTGACAGCCGTTAACAACTCGGATTGGCGGATTGGGACGCAGCGCCTGAATGCTGTTGCTGGTGGCCGTAGATGAGGTTGAAGCTACCTCCAGCACCTAGGGGATATAACCCTGACTATGACGCTCAACGCAATCGCCTTATTGAGGCTTTTGCTAAGACCGCATACATCAAGGGTGAAGATGTTGGTGTCTATCAGCCTGCGAAGCTGATTGCGTCTGATATGTCGTTTGTGCTGACTGACACGCACACGCCCGAAACTGGAAGCCTGTCGTGGAATAGCCAAGACGCTACGCTTGACCTTGGCATGGAATATGGCGTCATTCAGCAAATCGGCCAAGAGACATACGCCCGCGTTGAGAATATGACGGGATCGACGCTGCCTAACGGAACTGTTGTCGGCTTCTCTGGCGTTGGCGCAAACAACGTGCTTTCGGTCACGAAATATCTTGCGAATGGCTCAACGCCTACGCTCTACATCCTTGGTGTTCTAACCCACGAACTGCCGGACAGCGGCGAAGTTGGCTATTGCACCACATTCGGCCACGTTCGCGGGATTAACACGAGCGCATTTAGTGTAGGCGACATTCTCTATGCGTCGCCCACAACGGCTGGCGCGCTTACAAACGTGAAGCCAACAGCGCCAGATAACGTGGTCCCTGTTGCTGCCGTGCTGAAGGTCGGAACAAGTGACGGTGAGATATTCGTCCGCCCCGCGATTGAGCAGCAGTATTATTTCGGCCAGTTTACCCACAATACAACAGTCACTCCGGGGGCCGCGAATACGGCCTATGCGTTGGCGTGGGACACGACTGTCATATCTGAGGGTATTTCGCTTACAGGCAGCCCCACAACGCGCCTTACGGTGGCCCACAGCGGCCTCTATAACTTCGCGGCCCGCATCCAGTTCTCTTCATCAAACTCCAACATCAAATCCGCATGGATGTGGCTGAAGAAGAACGGCACGACGAACATTGGATCAAGCACGGCTGTTGGCTCGTTGAAGGATAGCGGCGGCTACGCAGTCCTAAACATCAACGACTTCGTATCCTTAGCAGCTAATGATTACATCGAATTGTTTTGGGCGGTGGACGATACAGGACTGAAGCCGACGACTGTGGCGGCAACGGCTTTTGCTCCATCCGCTCCGACAGCCCACGTTGCGATAACGCAAGTGCAACAGTGATGGTCGAAGAGTTTATCCGCTGCCGAGAATATATCGAAGCCGCGTTGGAATACACAAAAGGAACGCATACCATCCAAGACATTTGGGATGGCATCGTAACAGGGAATTTTCAGTTCTGGCCGGGTGAAAAGTCGGCTGTTGTGACTGAGATACAAATCTATCCGCAGTCGAAGGTGATGCACATCTTCCTTGCTGGTGGGAACTTAGAAGAGCTTCTCGAAATGGAGAAGTCGGTAAGAGCGTATGCCACAACTATTGGCTGTAATTCTATGTCAATATCTGGTAGACGAGGTTGGGTTAAGATTTTCGAGAGCGATGGGTGGCAAGAGGTTTGCACAACAATCGCTAAGGAGCTTTAAGTATGTCTAAGGGCGGCCAGACTGCAACGCAGCAAACAACGCAGCAGTTAAACCCATTTGTTCAGGATTTGATGACCCGTGGCTTTCAGGCCGCGCAGCAAGTGTCCTCGATCCCGTATCAGGCTTATCAGGGGCCGCGCGTTGCTCAGTTCCGCCCGCAGGAACAGCAAGCCTTCCAGATGGCTGAACAAGCCGCTCTTGGTCGTGTAGGCGCTCCCCAGCTTGAACAGGCCACACAGGCCGCTCAGATGGCTGCTGGATACTCTCCCGCTCAGTTCCAGCAGAATGTCCAAGGCTTCATGTCTCCGTATCAGGAGAACGTTGTTGACGCGACTATGCGCCGCCTTGCTCAGTCTCGTGCAGAGCGTGACGCTGAAACCCGCGCCCGCCTTGCTTCATCTCGCGCATTTGGAAACGAACGCCGTGGCGTCTACGAAGCCCAGCTTGCCGCCGAACAGGATTTGAACACGCAGCAGACGCTGGCTAACCTATATCAGCAGGGTTATGGTCAGGCCGCCGGTTTCGCACAAGCCTTGCCCTCTCAGCAGCTTGCAGGGGCCGCTCAGTTGGCTGGCTTTGGCTCTCAGGCATTGCAGCAAGAACAGGCCCGCCAGCAGATGCTTGCACAAGCTGGTCAGGCGCAACGTGGCATGGCGCAGCAGAACCTTGATATTGCCTATCAGGACTTCCTTGCACAGCGCGGTTACCCTGTTGAGCAGCTTAAAATCCTTCAGTCTGGCATTTCTGGTGTTCCTGCGACGACATCTTCGACCACGACGGCTACACAGCCTGGTCAGGGCTTCCTTGGCACGGCTGGTGATATTCTTGGCGTTGCTGGAGCAGCTAAATCGCTATTCTCCAGCCCGCAGCAGCAGGCGGCAACTGGCATCTTGAAACTCTTGGGGCTTTAATTATGGCGCTTCCTCCATCATTCCTAACATCTAGGACTGTTCGTGGTTACAATCCGCAGTTTATTGACACGCAAACTCCGGCTGCGACACCGGGTGCTGGCGCTCCTGATCTGACAAATCGCTTGCTTCAGGTTCTTAGTGGTCAACTTGGTGGGACGCTCACTGGTGGCGAGAAGTTGTCAGCCCTTGGCGCATTGCTCAAGTCAGTGTCTCGTGGAAGCCAAACAACTCCGCAGCAAGTTTTGCAGGGTATTCAACAGCAGAAGTTGGGTGAGGTTCAGGGCGCATTGCAAATTCAAGAGCTTCGTAAGCAAGCGGGTCAGGAGGCCCAGCGCCAAGCCTTGCGTGAAGACTTGCTTGCTAAGGCAGGCTCAGAAGAGGAGCGCGCTCGGATTAGGATTTTGAGCGGCGAAAACCTTGAAAAATTTGCATTGCAACGCCTTGAGAATAAAGCTCCTGAAATGGAGACGAAGCAGCGTCAGCTTGCAACATATTATCAGATGCGTGAAGAAGATCCAGCTCGCGCAAGCGCCTATTGGCGACTTATTAATCCAACGCAGATCGTTGGCTCAATTGAGAGCGGCATAAAGGAATATAATGTTCCAGAACCCCCGGTAGCTGCTACTGGGAAAATGGTTGCTGGTGGAACACCCCGTGGCGGGCTTACTGATCTTACTCCTCCGCAGCCAAAGCCAGTTGTTCCTACTGAGAGCGAAAATACTGCTGGCTTTCTTTACACTCGTCTTCAGGATAG